TCCTGAGACTAAAGCTTTACCTGATGTAGATACTACTGTTGTTGAACCTCCTAAGCCTGCTGCTCCATCAGGATTCCAGCCAAAGGTTAATGTTAAGCTGGCTGGTAATCAGGATATGGCAATGCGTGCATTTGAAGCTTCTGCTAAGAGGTATGGTTCATTTACTTCAGCAGAAGAATTACAGAAACACGCTGATCTTTTTAACTCATTAGATAAGGCTGATGAAATCTGGACCTATGATAAGGCTGGAGAAACTCCGCCAGTCTCTATCAATGATGCCATTAAGAGTGGCAAGGTTATCTATGATGCAGAAGGAACTCCAATCAATGCCAAAACCGGCCAGCCAACTGAGGTTACTAGAGTCTTAAAGCGTCCTGTTAAAAAGGAAGCTGCACCTAAAGTAGCCAAGCCTAAGCCAGTTAAAGTAGATAAGTCTGTCAAGGTAGATACATCTGTTGTCGATCCTAACATAGTAGTAGATGAGAACAACCCGGCCTATAAAGCTGCTAAGAGTGAACTGTTCGCTAAGTATATGGCTGATGATACTATTGATTTAGAAGTGGAGATGAAGAAGTTAAATGAAAAGTTTGGTGTTAAAGCATCTGAAGTATCTAGTGAATGGACTCCAGAGGAACCTCCTCGTGGTGCTCCTGATTCTCCAGAAAGAATGAAGCATATTGCTTGGGAACATGGTAAGACTTGGAGAGAGAAGCTTGCCAAGTTAGATAAGATTATTGAGAAGTCTGTTGATGGTGAGCCAATTAATTGGGATGCTGATTGGGAACCTGATACTACTGTTCGTTCAATCAAACAGGCAGAAACAGAGATCAATCATTTCAAGGAAAGAGAACAGGCGGCTAAACTTAAGGCAGCTACTGCGGAGAAAGTCTTGCCAGAAGTGGAGATGCCTAAGAATACGCCAACCAATTTCCCTACTAGAGGCTCATTGGCATTACAACCTGACTTTGAGCCTGAACCCGTAGTGCAAAGACCTAATGTTGTAGAGAAACCAACTACTGGAGAAGATAAAACTCCTAAGGCATCTGCTGGTGGTAGTGGTAATACTACACAAACTGGTGCTACTAGTGGCGGAACTACTCCTCCCACTAAATCTACTAAGAAAGGTGGCGGTGGTACTGGTGGTACTAATCCACCTAATACTCCACCTAAGAAGAAGGCCCCATTACTAGCTAAGATTATTGGAACTGTTAAGGATAGTCTTACTGGTAAGGCTAAGTTCAAGCAGTTTGTTGAAGCTAATCCCAAGTTCAAAGAAATTATGGATACGCTAATCAAGTCTCGTTCTACTCAGAAGATGATATCTGAGGATGTTCGTACTAGGTTTAAGCAGTATGCTGATAGTAAGGCTGCTGATATTGTTAAGTTCCAGAAAGAAATGGAACATGGTCAGCATCCAGAAGTTAGGAAGTTCTTTGATGATATGCATGACATGCTGACTAAGGCTGGTATTGAGGTTGAGTATAAGAAAGGTTATTTACCTCAAGAGTGGGCTGACTCAGCAGAAGAAGTAGCTAATGCTATTAAGAGTCTGGGTAGGAATAGACAGATAAATAAGACTGCCTCATTCCAGATGAAGTCTAGGTTCCTGGACTATGAGCAGGGTATCAATAAAGGTAAGCTAACTCCCCAGAGTGGTATCCTTGACCTGATGGATACCTATGCTAAGAGGGCTAATAAGTTAATGGCTGACCGGGCGGCTATTGACGCACTGTATAAGTCAGGCTATGTAACCAAGCGTAAGATTGTACCTGAGGGTTATCAGTTACTTGATCCTAACCTTAGCACGTATGGTAGGTTCAGGGATAAGCCAGTACTTAAAGCACATCCAGCTATTAAGGAAGTATTAGAGAACTATCTCAAGGACAATTCGGATAGCATCTACTCTGACGTTGCAGATAAGAGTGGTAAGATTGCTAACTTAATGATGTCCTCGGGTGTGTGGAAGAAGAAGCCACTGTTTACTGCTAGAGGATTTAGTATTGCTAATCCATTTGGTGGTGGAAGGGCATTCCAAGAGGGTGGGTTTAAGAGATACTGGCAGGCTATTAAGGCAGGATTGAATCCGGGTAAAGCTGGCGCTAGTATGTTATCAGAAAATGCTGAGCGTCAGTGGGCTGCTAGGAATCATGGCTGGAGTGAGAATACTGCTGAGTTACAGAAGTCTTATGATGGGTTCTTTGATAATCCAAATGGCGGTTCATTTACTGGAACTGAACGCTGGAAGAATCCTATCAATAAGCTATCTAAGTGGCAGCATGAAGCATTTGAAAAGCCACTGAATGAGCAGATGATTCCTAAGTTAAAGTGGGAAGCGTGGAAGGATTCTTATGCAGAAGGTATCAAGAAGGGATTAACAGATAAGCAGGCTGGTGCTCGTGCTACTAAGTGGGCTGATAAGTTTTATAGTGGAGAGAACCTGGACCTGTTATACAACAGTAAAGAGTTCAACACTGGCCTGAGATTAATGTTCCTATCTCCTCGCTGGTTAAAGACTAACTTACGTATTGGTTCTGATATTGCCTCTGCTATGAATCCTATGAGTAGCATGAGCAAGATGGATAGGACAAAGAACTTAGGTGTATTAGGTAAGGTGTTTGGTGTGTATGTGGGAGCTAACCTGTTACAGAAAGCAATGACAGGTAAGTTCATGGTAGAGAATGATGCAGGTCATAAGTTTGAGTTTGAGGCAGGGACAGATGCTAATGGTAAGCCACGTAGGATTAAGATATTTAGTGGCTCTGCTGACTGGTTAGAATTACCAGGTGAGATGGCTGGAGCGGCAGTAGATGTGGCTAAGGGTAATGAGATTGCTAGTCCAGCCGCTGAAGTATCTCATTTCTTTGGTAATAGACTGTCTATCCCATTAGCGACTGGTGCTAGTATTTACTCTGGGCAGGACTATAAAGGTAGGAAGAATGTATTCAGTACGGTTGGAGCATATGGACAGCCTACACCTTGGGGTGGTACTGAGGGTAAGATTGCTAATACCCTCGCACAACTCATTGCGTATGGTCCGCCAATTGTCTCCAACCCACTGAACTACGCTGCTGGTAGGTCTGGATTAGAAGAAGCTCTTGCTAGGATAGGTGAGCTTCCGGTTAACTATGGTAAGGCTAAGAAGAATCCATTTGAGTTTAAGCCTCCTAAGCCACCGGAATATAAGTATCCTAAGCGTCGTTAGCTTAGTTCTATTACTTCCACATTAGTAGCCTTCAATCCTTTAGGACTACTGATAGGAGTGAACTGAACAGTTGGACCAACAGAGGTAATTGGCGGTGAGAAAGCAACTAACTCATCCCAGTTACCTCTGTAATTATCTGCATGGAAGAAGTATTCTTTACCTTCCTCATCCAATATGAAACCATAGTGGCTGGGTTTAATGCTTTTGATTTTCCCAATCATTACTGACCCTTCCGTTTCAATGAGTTTTCCCACCAGGCAATAGCTTCTTTAGTGACCTGATAACTAATTCCCTTGCCACCGGTCGGCTGAGTAATGAACCCAGTTTGACTAAGTGTTTCAACAGCTTTGTCTAACTCCACACTGTCGAACTCCCCAAATCCTTTTTGTAATACTTGCTTCCTTGTTAGGTTATAACCTGGTGCGTTAAACAAGATAGCAAGTACTGCCTTATTAGACTCGGATGTATTACTCTTACCTTGCATTCCTGCTGTCTTTCTAGCTGTACTACTTAAGTCAGAGCAGGCTTCAATAGCTAATTCAATATCCTCTGCCTCTAACTTCATGCTAGTAGACCTAGCTAATCCTATGCAGGTGGCAACCTTAATGATGTGGTCATTCATTCTATCATAGGTGCCAGTCTTATCTTCTACGTCCGCTTCCCGGTAAGGATAGAACCACTCGTTATACTTTTCCTTAGCATCCTTAGTCCAGCCGATTGCACCTTCTAACTTGTTTATCTTCTGTAGGTGCTGCACTAATCTATCATAATCTACTTGGGGTATTTCATCATCATCCCCATAGATCATTGAGTTAGACTTAGCTCGTTTGTCGGCTGAGATTAAAAGTGTCCTACCTACGAATCCACCACCCATATGATGCTTGTCTACTGTCAGGTTAAACATATCTTGATTGGCACCTGATAGCATTGTGAGACAAACATCCTTTAACTTCTCAACAGGACTATTCTTTAATGTGTTGTCCCACTGTTTGTTATAGTGTCCATCATACAAGTCTGTTAGGATTGTGAGAGCATGGCTAGATTCATACAAAGAACTAGCGAACTCTCCAGATACCAAGAATCCTCTTGCATCCTTAAAAGGAATTGAACCATCTCCATTAGCCTGGACAACAGATAGGCTCTTGATGATTGCTTCAATGGTTCCTCTACCGGATATGATTCTTGTACTGTGTACTTTCTCTACTAGATTCTTAGCTGCACTAGGACCGAATCCTTTTCCTAGTCCTGACCTACCCATCAGCAGGATATAAAGGTTAGGACGTATCTTGTAAGCTCCTTTATTGACATAGACTTTGGGTGCTACTACTGCTGATATGGTAGCTAATGCTGACCACCAAAGCCAGTTTTTAGGTGTCTCTACGAAAGATGTTTCACTTAGAAAATCATCTATCCACATCCTACACCTTGAACTTCTTTAATTCTCGGTAGTTGTAGCCATACTCAAAATCACATGGAATGACCAGAGTACCACGGGGGAGAGAACATTTAGAGAAGTCAATTGGCTCCTCCATAATAGGTCTTAGTTCCTTACAGATATCAACATACTCTCCTTCTGGCATGAGGTAAGTCAAACTATCATGAGCCTCATTAGCCAGCCGGATGGGATACTTCCTTTTCTTAATCTCTAAAGCACTTAACGTCAGCCTATCCTTAACTGTTGATTGGGGTAGGTGGGCAAATGATTCTTTATATAGGTTATTACCTGGCCTATCAAAGAACCTTCTTAACCTACCGAAAGGATTAATGAGTGCCCGCTCAGTATCAATTCTATCTCTTACCTCGCGGTGAAAGACTTCCTTAATCTTAGGAGATGCAGTATGGAATCTCTCCATAATCTGCTTGGCTGAGAACTGTGAGATAGTAAAGTTAATGTGAAACTTGCGGCAATCACTAATAACATTACGCATGAACTCCATCCATTGCATGTTATAGTTGCCGGCATGTCTTACTTTCTTACCAATGAATCTCTCTGGTGAATCTTTCCCTATGATATCAGCGACTGGGTCATATTCATGGGATAGATTAAGCTTACCACTAATCAGTGCTAAGACTGCTGTCCTTCTGTGTATATCAATCTTATCAAAGGCAGCTAAGAGTTCTTCATCTTGGGCGAGTAATGCAACAACTCGTGCTTCAGCTTGAGAGAGGTCAATGTTAACGATGACATATCCCGGATCAGTAACGAGAAAACCTCGAATGTCCTGTCCGATATCTCCATGCTTTGTAAGAGTTTTGAAAGCGAATCCAATTTTGCAAGGTCTAGTGGGTGGGTCGAGAATACTGTCTGAACTTCTTCCCGTTTCTGTACCAACAATTCTAATTTGGGTTCGCATTCTTCCATCAAAGTCTGGCATTGCGTAGAGATATGTTGATAGAGTCTTGTTAACTCTGCGTAGTGTGAGGATATTCTGTAGTACGCTTCTGTATGATTCACTTCTAACATCCTTTAGTATGCGAGAGATAACCTTCTCATCAGTTCCGTGGTCCCTATCGACTGGTTTGATTTGCATCTGTTCATATATTAGTTCCTTCACCTGCTTGGGTGAGTTATAATTAATGAACCTACCAGTTGCCGATTCTAATTGTGACTCTAGGTGGCTGGACCAAGTTTGATACTTGGCAATCAAGTAATCCCTTACCCCATTGTCTACTGCAAATCCTACCTTCTCCATATCAAAGTAAAGTGAATGGAGTCTGGTAATATAATTGTAGTAAAATGCCTTGAGGTCTGTGTGGTATGTATCCGAAAGTATTTCCAACTCTCGTTCTTGCACCCTATCAACTTCGCAATCGACTGCGGAATCCTTAGCATTATAAAGATACCACCTATCAATATCATGCTTACCAAAAACAAACTCTTTTCCCTCATCCTTATAGTAAGGCTCCCGTGTCCATATTGAAGCGAGAAAGGCCAAGCCAACATAAGGAATCTCTGGGTTAATAGTGTGTGCCTTTAGACTGGTATCACTCTTAAGTCCTAAGAACTGAAACCCTAACATCTCCATCTTAGCTTGGTCAAACTTAAAGTTCTGTCCAGCTACTTGTTTGTTTCTAAATAGCCAGTCTAACTTTTGCCAGATGAAGGCAAGGTCGGTGGTGGGGATTGAGGAGAGTTCATATCGTCCAACTCTTGAAAAAAGTGGGATTGAGATAGCTTCGTATTCGTTGAAAGCAAGACTAATACATCCAGGTACTGTGCATTCAATTGTTTCAATGTCTGCAAATACCCTGTCCGCTGACTTGAATTGCCTGTCAATAAATCTTGATACGTCAACACTATTTCTTGCAATAGTGAGTGACCTTTGAGGTAGTTGGCAGCCCATTGCCTGCGATTCTTGGATTGCTCTTTTGATGTCATTAGCCATTACCCATTTCCAGACATAGGAGAACATCCCCTTTGTCTCATCATAGTCCCCTGACTCATCTGTTGCTCTGATTAGGTGGCCGGGAGATATGGTTGGAATTACTTTAGCATCAGTTACTTGGGAGGGGAGTATCGATCCTCTATATGGAAGAAACTTTTTCAATCCAGTTATGACTTCAAATGCCAATGGCCCAACCGTAAGGATACAGTTAGGCTTGATACCGATAATCTCTCTATACAGTCTTTCCTTTTCTTCTTCTAAGGAACAGACTGATTCGATTTGTTTAATGTCGTAGAACGGTGGCTTATATCTACATACGTAAGTTAGCCAGCAATCTGTTCGCCAGTTGGAGTAACCTACTTCTGTGAATACTCTATCAAGAAACTCCCCGCTACTTCCCATGAAAGGTTTTGATTCCTTATCAGATGAAGCATCGGGGAAGTCTCCAAGTATTAGTAACTTTGCGTAGCCATTACCTTGTCCACTCACTTGGTTCGGCATTATTCCTCACATGGTGTTTCCCTTATAGTAACCTTGTCAAGTATCGTTCTTCTTAACTTCTCTTTAATTTCGTCTCTTTCCCTACGTAACTCCTCGTGTGAGTCACATAAGATATTAGTCCAGCTAGCGTTGTTGCCCTTTCTAATATCTTGTATCTCTGCGGGGGAAAGGATCATATCTAATCCGTTTTCTCAGCGTAGATTCTTTCTACGATGGCTATTTGCTTATCGCTTAGGGTGCCCTTTCTTTCTAGCTGTTCACTGACGCTATTAAGAAACTCATTCTCCCAGGCGGTGATACCTTTACCATCTTCTTGACAGGTTTTAATCCACTTACGGACTGTCTCCATTTCGTATGGCATCTTCTCTATCCTTATCTATTGCTTCCTTAAGAAGCATCTGATCCTTTTGGAATGCCTCACCTAAATACATTCCCCAAGTGGACATTAATACTACTCTACACAAGGCAATGACAACCGACCATTGCCACTTAGTCATTACTCCAGCCCCCAACAGTATCCATTGGGACTAATCACATAAACTTCCTTCTCATTCTGGATAGCATAGCGAATCGTTTTCCATGCCGGGCTATCCTCGTATTCATTGAACGTCTGAGGAATACCAATAACAATAGTAGCGTCATCAATCATCCTCTTGTTACGTTCCCTTAGTGGCAGGGAGTGATTGATAATCTCTGCTCCATTGAATCGTTCTGTCCCACCATTAACACCTGAGTGTGGACTAACTTCCACCTTAAATCCCTGTGCCAGTAATGCTAGAAAGATATCATAGTCTGCATCATCACCACCAATAACGAAAGGATTAATCTCCTTATTAAAGGTAGGAAGTAGACGACGGAATCCCTCTAGCTGCTTCTTAGTAATATCAAAGCGGCTGGTAATAGTAGAGACTTTAGCAATCTTAGTTTCTGTAGCCATGAATCCTCTTTTGTTTCTCTTTTAGAAAGCTGTATGCCTGGTTCCTATTATGGAACTTCTCCATCTCAGGATATACTCTCAGTCCTCTGACTAGAACTAGCGTTACTCCCACCCAGGTCTTAGTTCTATTCAGCATTGTAGCCAAGTCTCGTATTGAGACTTTCTTTTTCATTTCATCTAGCTGGTCTAGGACAGATGACATTGCTTGCACCTCATCCAGCCAGTCTCTATAACTCTTTAGTTCTCTAATAGTAGATAGCAGTTTCTCCTCTCCGGTTCGGTCCATTGGTTTCCTCACACTGTAATCTGTCGTATGTAATCCCAGACACCAAAGACCTTGAGTAACCAGAGAACTACAGCAACACCTACTACAATGTTAATAAGCTGGAGCATGAATGGTGCAATGTATCCTGGTCCATACTTATTGACTAACATTAGAAGGACACCAACAACTATCAGAACTAGAACAACTGTTAGTAGAGGCATTATCTTTCTCCTGTTAAGTGGGGCCAAAGGGAATCGAACCCTTACGTTCCGAAGAACTCAAGATTTTAAGTCTTGTGCGTCTGCCAGTTCCGCCACAGCCCCATCCAGTTTATTCAAAAGCGGTAGTTCTTTTGAATAGGAGAACTACCAAGAACCTATCTACCCTACTACTCGTTAGTAGGCAATGCCGCGTAGTCGTCGATCTGATTTACGGGCTTGTTGTTGTAGACTCCACGCACCCAATGTGCCAGAAACTTCTTACCAATCATGGAACCCTTAGACAGTCGCACTGAATAAGAGCCATCTTCATTGGCGGGGAATCCACAGGCATTGAGAAGTGGTGCCATCATAACAGGCATCTTCTCGCTGAAGTAGATAAAGGGATTCTCAAGTCCCTTGTACTCTCCAGCAAACACCTTGATAGTAAGATGGACGTTCTTACTATCTCCCTTCTTAGCATCTTCCACTTCAAAATCTACAATCTCAGTGGGCAGCCAAGACGGTGCATCAACAAGACGGTTCTTGCTGATATCTTCTTGCGAGATTCCCCAGACGATCGTATCTTCAGACATGTTACTTCTCCTTTATCCCTACTGTTAACAGTGGGATTTCTTACACTTATCCCTGTCCCCGTTATTGGGTGACTAGAGATAACCTTGTCTTTCTAAATAGGGGGTGAGTTTGTTAACGTGTAACCCACAGCCCGCAAAATCACGACTCAATAACATAACGACTAGAGTTAATAGCCGGCCTAGGAGAAAGTTTAGGGTCTTTATCCCGGCGAGTTAGACCCCTTGTATCCCTAATGAATTAGAGATACTCCTTAACACAATCATACAGAGACTTGTTAGTAATGTCAATCTCTGCTGGCATTCCTTTGATAGCTGTCTTAGCTTCAAAGTAATCCTCGCATGGCTGTGTGTAAACTGTTCGCTTGATTACTTCCTTACCCTGGTTGTCTGTCTCTACCTTGTAATCAAAGTACCAGACTTCATCAAAGTAAGTAGGAATGATTGACTCAATCTTAGGACCGAACGTAGTGATTGAGGTGTAGTTGGTTGTTTTCTTTTTGTCAATCTTCATCCGTTGAACTGGATGGGCAGTAACAAATAGATTACATTTGAGTGAGCGCAATGTCTCTAACAGTGTAGAGATAATCATTGCCTCTCCATTAAACTCATCCCATGATGGAACTGCAATGCCGCCTGATGTAATCTTGATACCTTTATCTTCATCAGTCTTGGCCTTACCAAACCAATTCTGAAAGGAACCTTTAGCTTTCATCTGCATTATTACAGTGGTAGTGGAGAGACTGGTAATGCCATCGAGGATAATGTTCTGGTAAGGATTAAACTTACAGATGTTATCAATCGTTGGCTTGAAGGTAGTCCAGAAATTATCTGGGTTAGCTTCTTCTACTACGAAGTCTCCTGCTGCTACTCTATCTGGATACCAATCAATAATAGGACGATGCCTACCATCGAAGTCTAAGTCTATTGTCTTACCAGGCCAGCTAGCTGCACCAATTGTTTTGCCACGGCCAGTTGGTCCAACAAGTAAAGCCCTTACAAAACGCTCGTAGTTCTTTGAGTTCAGATTAACTGCCACTTTGTACCTATCCCTTTGGAAGAATAGAAGCCATCAACTCATCAATAGTTTGTGTAGCTTTCTTCTTTCTCTCTGGTGACTTAGTACACTCAACACAATGTGGTTTAACTACTGTCCTTTCACCATGTTTAAGTCTACTGAGTTTCATAATGAATGGTTCACCACACCTATTACACTCTGCTGCCTTACCCTCTACTAATTCAATCCTGATGTGGTGTGAACAGTCTTGTTTAGTGCAGACATAAACAAGATAAGGTGGAACATCTTTCTTTCTAGCTAGGTCCCTCAGTTTGTATCTATGTAGATGTTTGTTAGCCATTAGTCTCAGCCACTTCTTCCTTATGCGGCGACCACCTATCACCGATATGGAACTCATTCTGAATCTTCATTGCTTGAATCTCAGGATTCTCAGAGTTACAAATGCTATGATACTTACATTTGATACACTGAGTAATACCCAATGGTGCAACTTTTAGATGGGATTGCGGCCAGATGTTATTCTGAATCTGGTAGTCTAGAATCTTAGCCCATTGTACTGTGTTCTTAATCCACTGTTCCTTTACACCAGCACCAATGTATAAAGGAACCCTACGAAACTTCTTCTCTGGTTCGTAAGACTTCTGTAGTCCAACCTCATTAACATAAACAAGGTTGAGTCCTGTCCTTACTGCATAGCCAATCAACTGGTTGTCTAGTGGAGAGTAGTCAGCTTTCATTGCTCTCCATTTGTGGTCCATTATTACCTTACCAATGGATGGCATCTCACAAAACAAATCAATCTTACCTTCGTAGACTACAATCAGGTCATCATCCTCATAGATAACAAAGGAGAAAGACTCCTCTACTTCTAGTGGTTTGATTCCATCATGCTTATAGAACTGAGCATACTCATGGAATGAACGGACAACCCACTCAGCAGTCTGCAAGTCTAAGTTTAATGTCTGATAATGTTCCCTACCTACCTCAGTAGCAAACTTAACAGCATCATCCCAAGAAGTACCCTTCTGAATTAGCCTGTAGTATCTCTCAAGAATTGTATGACCTAAATCTCCTCGTTCAATAGGAGCCGGCGTTTCATTTGGTCGCCAGTTCTTAATGAAGTT